ACAAATTCAAAAGAAATACAGACATATGGAAAGCCCCTAAGGGCACTCATGATGTAAGGGTCGTTCCTTATATTAACAACTCTGCTGACCCATTTGAAGAACTATGGTGGCACTGGAACATTGGCAATCGTGGTTTTCTTTGTTTAAAGAAAAACAAAGGAGAAGATTGTCCAATCTGTAACATGGCATCTGAAATGTGGAAATCAGAAGAAGATGAGGATAAAGAAATTGCAAAGAAAATGTTTGCAAATGTAAGATTCTATGCTCCTGTCTTACCAAGAGACGCTGAAGAAGAAGGTGTTAAATGGTGGGGCTTAAGTCAGACTCTCTATGATGCATTGACAAGTGAAGTATTGCTTGATCAGGTCGGAGATTATACTGACATAGAAGCAGGCCGTGACATTGCTGTCACATTTAAGACAAAAGAAGAAACTGGAAATGATTATGGTAAAGTATCAGTTGATGTTAAGTTTACCACATCACCACTTTCTGAAGATAAAGAGGTTGTTGCAAAATCACTCAAAGAGCAACCAAGTCTTATTGAAATGTACCCCTACAATACTGCTGATGAACTAACTGAAGTATTAAGAAAATGGCTATTCCCAGAAGATGCTGAAGAAGAGGCTGCTTCAAAACCAGCTGCTAAATCTGCACCAAAGGAAAAGGTCGAATCGCTTAAGACTGAAAGTGAAGATGATTCAGCCGGTACTGATGAAAGTTTAGAAAACAAATTCAAAAAACTTCTAGACTAAACACATAATAATATAGAGACAGTTTTGAGCTAATCATTACTGTCTCTATTTTCATTTAGGGAGATTTCGCTATGGACAAAGATGTACGTGATAAATTAGTTGATGGAATTTTCTCAACTTTAAATACGAAATTCAAAGATACAAATCAAAAGTCATTCCGACTATCTGATCCTGATTCACCAGAAAATGCTAAAGAGTTTTGCTCTACTGGGTGTACTCCCCTAGACGTTGCAATATCAAATCGTGTGGGTGGAGGAATACCATACGGAAAGATCACAGAACTTAATGGACTAAACTCATCTGGAAAATCATTGTTGCTTGCAACTATTTTGGTTGAAAATCAGAAGAAGGGCGGAATATCAATATTCTTAGATAATGAGTTTGCTGTAGATGGAACTTTTTATGAAGCAATTGGCATGAACCTAGATCAACTAGTGTATTCACAAATTGAATATATTGAAGATATGCTTGATGCGATTACTGAAATTACACTCAAAATAAGAAAAGAAAATCCTACCATACCAATTGCAATTGGATTAGATTCTATTGCCGGAGCAAAAACGAGAAGTGATGCTGAAGGAATGGAAAAGGGTGGATATAATACTCATAAAGCAATTATCTTATCTCAGAAGCTACCCATAATTGTAGCACTTTGTGCAAAACATAATATTGCCTTAATAGCTACACAGCAGCTGAGACAAAAAGTTGGTGGAATGGGATTTGGCGATCCATATGTATCTGCTTCAGGTGGTATGGCATTGGCCTTCTTTGCTTCTGTTAGAATCAGACTTGCAACTATTGGAAAAATTAAAGCAGGCGATCTGGTTGTTGGAGTTAAATCTAGAGCCAGGGTAGAGAAAACAAGATTAGGGCCTCCATTTAGGGAAGCCGAGTTTGAAATCTTTTTTGACTCTGGTATTGATGATGCTAAATCCTGTCTTGAACAGCTAAAATTCTATAAAGTTGTTGAAGGAACCACATGGAAAATCTTCAAAGAAGATCTACATTTACCAGGGTTTGATCTTGAATGGAGAGATAAAGAAACACATTCAAAAGAGGCTGTTTTATTGATGTCGCCAAAAGGTAAAGCAATAACTACAAAACCTGATGTAGGATTCTATCCCAAATTTCAACTTCCCACTTGGAGAAACATGATGAGAGATGAAAATTTCAGACGAGTTGTTGCAGAACAAATCACAGACCTCAGCGTCAGAAAATATGCTGGCTATATGGAGAAAGACGACATGACAACATTGGTCACAACTGAAGATGAAAATGCTGAAGTCGTAGAGGAAGCAAAAGCTACTAAAAAAGAGAAGCTTAAAGCAATCCTAGCCAAACAGGGTTCTAACTCAGAAAATGGTGAATAATGTGAAACAATACACCACAGACAAGCATAAGAGATTATTAGGACTATTTGATAAGATAACAAAGCTTGATCCAGAAAGGGAGATCCATGATAAAATTCTTATTGTGGACTCTCTTAACCTGTTCATTAGAAGCTTTTGTGTTGTATCTACATTGAACCCAGATGGAGTTCATGTAGGAGGAATACAGGGATCTCTATTGAGTCTTCAATATGCAATCAAGAAAATCCGGCCAACCAAGATCATAATGGTTTGGGATGGACGAGGAGGATCTGATGCAAGAAGAAAAATGTATGATGGATATAAAGCAAATCGTGGCAAAGGCTTAAAAGGACTCAACCGAACTGTTGAATGGCTAAGTCCTGAAGAGGAAGAAAAAGCAGCAGTCAATCAAATCAGTCGATTTGGTCAGTACACTGAAAGTCTTCCTGTTGCATCAATATCAATTGATAGAGCTGAAGCCGATGATGTCATTGCATATATTTGCAATCAAATGTTTCCAGATGATAAAAAGGTTATTATGTCCACCGATAAGGATTTCTTCCAACTCGTTAGTGACAAGACAACCGTTTACCGCCCCACTACTAAAGAGATAGTTGATCGACAATACTTGCAGGATAAGTTTTCAATAGCCCCAAATAATTTTGTATTATATAGAGCTATTGATGGCGATCCTTCTGACAATCTCCCTGGAGTTAAGGGCATAGCAATAAAAACTGTCAATAAATTATATCCAGAATTATCAGAAACAACTCAATATGATGTTCAATATATAATTGACAAAGCTAAAGAAAATCTTGACAATACAAAATTTGCCATGATATTTAACAATGCTGATATAATAGAAAGAAACCATAAATTGATGCAATTGGCCGAAACAATTCTCCCAGGAGATAAAACTTCGATCGTTGTGGATGTTCTCAATAATCAGAAAATGTCACTATTTGATAGACGAAAATTAAATCAGATGATGGCTGAAGATAAGATGTATATTCAGCAAAGAGGAATGAGCGGATGGTACAGTGTGTATTCAGATGCTGATTCAAGAGCAAGGGTTTTTAATAGAAAATTAATTGAGAGGAAATAATGTGCTTTCAACTCAAGACGTATCAAACATTAAACTATCAGACTATGGCAAGGAATTCCAAAGTAAGCTTTTATTTCTAGTTCTGACTGATAAGCACTTTTTCGAAAACGTATATGATATATTGAATGAAGATCTATTTGAGACATCAGCTACTCAATGGATAACAAAACACGTCAAGCTTTATTATAATGAATATAAGAAGCTACCAGATATTTCAGCATTCAATGCATTTAGAAAGAAAGATCCACTACTTAGTGACATCAATAAAATTGCAATCAAAGATACACTAATTGATGCAATCAGAAATGAACATGCCAACGATCTAGAATGGGTAGCAGACGAATCAACACTGTTTTTCAAAAACAAATTCTTTGAGGTAACTCTCTTTGAAGCAGTTGAACTATTACGAGAAAATAAATTTGATGAAATCAAAGCATTAGTAGATGCTGCTGCTTCTACAGGAATAGACAGAGAATTTGGTCATAGTTATGTAACTGGAATTGACGAACGATATGCAGAAGGTGCAAGAAATACAATAAAAACAGGTTGGGATCCAATTGATTTATATCTCGATGGAGGTATTGGAATTGGTGAGCTTGGAGTTATTCTTGCTATGTCATCAGCCGGTAAAACCTGGGTGCTATGTCATCTTGCTGCTAATGCTTTGCTAGAAGGTAAGAAGGTAATATTCTACACACTTGAAGATTCAGAAACATTTATTTCAAAACGTATAGATTCTATTATCCTGAAAAAAAGCACCAGTGAGATGAAATATCACATTGATGATCTGAAAGAAAAGCTGTCACATTTGGATGACAATCTGATTGTCAAAGAATATCCTCAATTGGTTACAACAACAAATGCCATGGTTGGTCACCTGAATAGTTTGAGATTAAGTGGCTGGTGTAATCCAGAAGGTGGAGAAGAAGATGATGATCTGTTGGTAATTGCTGACTATGGTGATATCTTTGCTCCACTAAAAAGCTTCAATTCAGACTGGCTAAATCAAAAACAAATATATAATGAATTAAAATCATTTGCACAGGTAATGAGAATTAGATTGTGGACCGCTGCTCAGTCAAATATTGGCGCAGAAGGACAGCGTAATATTGAATCAACTAAAATGGGTGGAGCGTATGCAAAAGTTGCCCCATGTAATATTATTCTATCATTATCCAGAAGTACTGAGGATAAGGGAATGGATGTTGCAAGTCTATTTTTAGCTAAGAATAAATATGGACAAGATTCAATTCATTTTCCAGTTCACAATGATAATAATAAAGGTGAGTTCAGAGTATACGATCAAGAAACAGAGCAAGGAAGAGAAATTGCTAAGAAGATGCAAGTGGGTGATGTCGAGATGAAAAAACGTGTCGGTGAAAAGTTCAAACATCTTATGGAAAAAAAGGAATAGGAGAATAAAATGAAATTTAAGAAAATTTGGGAAGGAGATTGGGTTAGCATTGTAAGTCCGGTAGAACATGACTACGAGGCATTGCACGAAATGAATGGAGTTTTAATTGTTCCAATCTTATACGATAAAGATCAGCCTCTAATTGGAATACGAAAAGAGTTTTGTCCACCTTACTTTATTAAAGGACATAAGCCTGACTCAGGTTTATTTTATACTGCCATCTCTGGTGGAGTAGAAGATAAAGAAGATCCAGAAACAGCAGCTTTTAGAGAATTAAAAGAGGAAGCTGGAATTATTCCAATTTCATATTCTGTAACTGAATTATATAAAGAAATCAATTTCGTAAAAAATACTGATGCTTTATCATCATGCTATCTTATGAAAATTTATACATATGACAAAGAAAAGCCTAAAGGCGATGGAACAGAAAATGAAGAAAAATCTAAGACAATCTGGGTAAGCCATAAACGATTGAAGACATTGCTAAAAGAAAAGAATATTGATCTACTATTCCACTTGGTTGGTAGCATCGCAAATGGAGTACTATAATGACAAAATTTGAAGAAGTTAAAAACCAAACTACAGAGGAGTATTTCAATGGAAACCAATTCGCAATCGACGCCTTCAATAGAAAATATAAAATCACAGACACTGAAACTTACGTGGAAGCAATTTGGAGAGTATGCAGAAATATTGCGTCGGTTGAATCTGGAACTCACGCCCAAGAATTTTGGGCTAATAGATGGTTCGATGAAATCTACAATGATTGGTGGCATCCAGCCGGTTCAATTATGCAAGGAGCGGGAGCAAAAAGAAAGATTTCAATGGCTAACTGCACTACACTTTCCCTTGGTGCCCTTGACGAATCCAATGAGTGGGATAACCTTGAATCTATCATAAAGAATGGTGCTTATACTGTAGCAAAAACAGCAGCATATCGACAAGGTCTAGGAATTGATTTTTCTAGATTAAGGCCAGCAGAGATGAAAGTTCACAATTCTTCAAACGAATCTAGTGGAGTAACTCACTGGATGAAACTTATAGATTCTCTAGGATATTTTGTAGGTCAGAAGGGTCGTATTCCTGCAATGTTATTTTCACTCAACATAGGACACCCTGATATTATTGACTTTATTGATGTCAAAAAAGACTATACTCAGATTCAAAATGCAAACATTTCTATCCAGATGACAGATGCTTTTTATAGAGCAGTTGAAAATAATGAAGTGTGGCAAATGCAGTTCATTGTTCCTCCGTATAAAAAGGGAGACAGGATCTACATTGATTCAGAATCAGCTCCAGCATCGTCACTAAAAGATGAATCCGGTAAATCATACAGCATTGCCACTTCAAATTTTGATGGTGAGATTATAAGCAAAGACATGAAAGCAAGAAAGCTTTTGAAATTAATATCAAAAGCCATGCTAAAAAATGCAGAACCAGGGATCCAGAACATTGATATTGCAAGAAGATTTTCAAATTCAGATGCCGTTTATGATAAATATTCAGATTTTGATAGTAGAATTATCTCAACAAATGCATGCTCAGAACAATATCTCAACCGTGAAGGCTTATGTATATTATTATCGGTCAATGCCATAAAATTTGCAATAGGCATGCCTGATGTTACTGAGGAAGCAATGAATCAGATAGCATATTCAATGGTGAGATTCGGAGACAATGTAAATACATTTGAATTAAAAAATAAAAC